TGCATGGCCTGTCCGGCCATCATCATCAGATGCTGCGGCTGAATCCGGCGCGGGTCTTGGCCGGTATACTGGCGCACCTTGTTGATGATCTCCGGGTAGACGTGGGACGCCACCAGCTCGCTGTAATTGTTCGTCGGGTCGCGCCGGGCGGCATCGGCCTTGAACGGCGCACCCGGACGGCGCGCGGGCTTCTGCTGCGGGAAGGCCGGGTTGTTGGCGTAGGGGTGCGTGCCGCCGCTGATCTTCGCCTTCTTCTGCGGGTCGATCCAGTCGGGAGCGTCGCCCAAGTCGAGCGCCATCTCGGTCAAAATTCTTTTGGCTAGTGAACTCATCGCAGGCTGCGGATGACGGACTTAGCGGACTCCTGCTGTGGAGGTGCCTTCGGTTCAGGATCACTGCCACACCACTTGATCGCTCCAGATTTAAGGCTTTTGCTCAAATTAGGATCGTTCTGAAATTGCTTGAATAAAGCCCGTGCAGGGTCTCCTTTCTTTTCCGGGCGCTTGAAAAGGCTGCGCGCCTTTTTGGCCGCGTCGCCGATATCTTCCACACAAGCTTTTGGCTTGGGCATTGGGCCGGGATCGCGGCCCGGCAGGCGGCGGCGAAACGGGTTGGGATGCTTGGGAGCCGGACGGGTCGGGGGCGCGCCGGGCTTTACACCGGGTTTGGGCGGAGCTTCCACGGGCGCAGGGCCTGCGGCGCGTTCAAAGAGCGAGCGTGCGTTCATGCTGTGCTAACTACAGCGCCAAAAGTTCCGTCCAGTCAATATCCATTTTTGGAATCTTGCGCATGGCCAAATAATTCTCACCGACCTCCGCGTCGCCCGTGAAACCAACCGTCATCCACGATGTATCGTAGCCGTCGCCGAACACGGCCTTGAAGACGCCCGGAAAATCATTAAGCACCAGCATCACGATCTCGTGCACCTGCGGCAGCTCCTCCCGGATGCAGTCGATCAGCAGCGAGTCGTGGACGGTGGACACAAGGAGTGATTCCAGACCCGCCCGGCGCATCAGGTTCTCGATGCAGAACAAGGCTACGAGCATCATGTCCGACGCGGTGGACTGGATCAGATGGTTGCAGCCCGCGCGCAGTGCCTTGGCCTTGGCCTCCTCGTCGTTGCCGAGCACTTCCTCGAATACGCGCACACGCCCGAAAATGGAGACGGCCACCTGTTCTTCGAGAATGAACCGCTTATACTTCTGAAGCAGTGTGCGCAGCGCGGGGTAGGCGTCGAAGAACTTGTCAATGATCAGCTGACATTCCTCCGGCGACTTGTAAATGTCTTTTCCGGCCAGCACGTTTTGCAGGCCCATGGCCCCGCCGCCATACCCGGTGAGGAAGTTCACAGTCTGGTGAGTCGTAAGGCCTTCGGGCAGGTACAGATGCGGCGCGTCTACTGAAATCTCAACAAGTGCTGCGCGTTCTAGTGGCAAAACCAACTTAACCGTGTTTTTTACGCGGGCACCGTAGCGAAAAGCTACTTTCGGATTTAAGCGCTCGCGCTTAGCTGTGTGGCGCAGTCTACACACAAATTCACCTGAGTCACGACGTGCAATTCTGACGTTAAAATAATGTTTGCTGTACAACTTGTTCCAGCTAGGGCTGACCGTGCTTGCGATGTTTAGAGTGCCTAACAACACTTGCAGGTCTTGAGCGAAACGCCATGATTTAGAGGTTACGTAAGCACTGCCGTCTTTTTTAACGTAGCCATCCGTATCCAAAAGTCCGGCCAAGAATTCAAGCTTCACGTCGCGACTGGCGTTGAATAACCAGTTAGGTATCAGTAAGGTGCGCCGCCTGTAATCAGTCGCGTCCACGGCACCTAGCTGCACAAATAGGTCAGAAACACGTTTGCAGCCAAACCGCACAGAGCCTGAAGCGCCCGTGATCTTACCTAGTTTTGCAGATTTATGTGTGCCGCTAAAAGTAGTCCGCTGTATACACGGCTCAAAGCCACAAGTTTTTAGAGCTTCAGCCACGGTATCCTGCCAAGCAAAAGCCTCTGGTTTGCCGCCAGTAGTTATTTCGATTCGATTGCGGACTGAACAACCGTCACCGTAAAATAGACCCAGCACATAGGCCAGCTCCCGTGTAACATTAACCTGAAAAACATCGCTTTTAGGTTCAGTTCCGAACGGGTTAAAAAACACCTTGCTGTCAGAGCTGCCGCTAACCAGAGCTTGACCGTCTTTAAGCACCATCCCTTCTTTCAAGTCAGAAGCCATCACCAGTGAGCCGTCTGCGAGTTGAAACCGGTGGTTAAGGCTGCAACTTAAGATGCCGTGCAAACTGCAAACAAGAAGGCGTTCTTTTACACCGTTACTGTAAAAACTACGGATTTCTGCAACACCGGTAGGTGTTTGTATGGACATGCCCGTCACAGGGTAAAAAGTATCGTCCTGCCTGCCTGAATGCACGTCGCCAATCCGCGCTATGCTCCCGTTAACCGACACTAGAGTTAACGGATCAACACACTTGCCGATTGACCGTTTTTCGTCGAGCGCCTTGGCCTCCTTGTCCTTGCCCAGCTTCTGAAGCCGCTTCATGTTGTCCTTCGAGAACTCCTCGTACTTGACGCCGAAAATCAGGCTGGTGGTCTGCGAGTGCAGATCGATGTCATCGAAGTAGGCCTTGACCATCATCGAGTCACCGCAGGCGGCGGCCAGCAGGCGCAGCTCGATCTGGGACAAGTCAGCTTGGTAGATACAGCCCCGCTCCTTGAAGCGGGATGTGAACATCGATTTGACAACGCCGTCGCGGGGCAGCTGTTGCAGGTTGGGGTCTTGGCAAGAATTGTGGTGAAACAGGCCGTGGGCTAGATAGCTGTGGTCTTCTTCGACTTCGATGTCCCAGACCGCTTCGACACCAACGGATTTAATTTCGAGCAGGTGCTCAAAGCAGCCTTGATTGATGCCACCACCATTCCAGCGCTGAACTGTGCTTCCTTCGTCGTGAAGCGAAGCACTTGGTAGCCCAGTTTCGTCGCTACATCCGTATTGCGCTTGTCGCCGGATTCGGTATGGTACTCCCCGTCTATCTCCACCAGTATGCTTGTACCAATCAGAGCGAAGTCGGCTCGCAAGCTCCCGCTGTATACGTATTCCCTGTAGTGCGGTATGCCCGCTGCGATCAGCTCTTTTGAAATGTAAAGCTCGCGCCGGTTCATTGACCACGATATCTCCTCCAAGCCGCCATACGTCTCTTTGTGTCGCGTAAACGGCATGTGACACATGTCCTTCAAAAACCACGCCGCTGTCAGTAGGTTTGTATACGCGTCGTAAGCTGCCCGGTAAAAAGCAGGTTTGTCCACGGAGTAGTTCGCGAAGGCCACCATCAATCCGGGGCACATCCGGTTGATTTCCAAAATCTGGGCCTCGGTCAGTGCCCGTGCTTTCAGCGGGGCGCTGCCCAATTTCTGTAACCCATATACCTGCATATTCCGTTGCACTAAAAACGGGGTAGTTTTGAACATCTTCGCAATCCGCTCCACCGGAATTCCACGCTGAATCAGCAAGGTAAGTTTCTCCTCTGGTATTGACAGCGATGGTTTCCGTTCGCCGTTCCGGTTTCCGATTTGGGCTTCGACCAGCCGAGCTGAATACAGTTGCTTTAGCTGTTCCCGAAATTGAGGGTACTCGCGCCAGCTGCGGAGTGCGACCCGCCGCGAGATGCGCTCGCTTACGGTCTGAAAGCTCCACTTCTTTTCCAAGGCCAGCAGACGAAAACTGTCCGCCGTTAGAACCAGCTTCCGGTCGGCTGTCAGTATCAACGAGAACGGTGTCTTGTCTGGTAATGTCGCCGAGATGCTTCCATCCGCTTGAGGTGTAAATTCGATGTTGTGCCGTAGCTTTAATCGTGAAACCGCTCGCAGATACGGCTTCATACATTTGCTCTGTTCCTTTGTAGTAAAGCTTGCTGATACGACACCAGCGGCCTTTATGGGTTTTGACTGTAACATGCTGTTTATTATACTTCCATATGTCTTTAATTGCAACAAGTTTCTTCACTCCGTTAACACGCACGTCCAAGATAGTTTCACCTGAAACACACAGGCGGCCACCGCGTGTACCCGTTAGCATGAAGCGGGCGTGGATGCACTGGTCAAAACACAAGTGCGCATCCGCCGTACGCTCCTTCTTGTCCAGCCCGACGCTGAAAAGATTGCGCAGCGGTCGCACGTATGTGGAGTAAAGCTTCAGCGCCTTGCGGTATTTTTGAAGCGGGCGCAGATTTTCAAACTGGCAGCAAATTTTGTTCAAGGTGAACTTGTCTACCGCCGCCACCTCGCGGAGCTGGGCCTGCACGGCTTTTTCTACCATTACCGGATTGTCAGCAATTTCCGTCATTTCCTGCCTGACCGCCCGCGCCATGGCGTCGTGCGCCTTCTGCACATCGTCGCCCAGCAGCTTGCGACCACCTTTGGTGAAGCGCAGCACGGGCAAGTCAAGGCAGTTGAACAGCAGGTCTTTCAGCTGGGCCTTGTCTTCCAGATCAAACTCCCACTTGGCGTAGCGCTCCTCGCCGTCGTCGTCGTAGTCACCTTTTATTTTCTTGCCCTTCTGGGTCGCCTCTTGTGTGGCCACCCACGCTTCGATGCGCGGGTCGACCGTTTTCAGGTCTTCCCGCAGCTTCCGAATATCCTTCGGCATCTGGTCTTCCATGTTCACCAGTGCCGTCTGGTCGATGTACATGCCCCGCGCCATCATCTTCATCAGCACGGCAGCCGCCGGGGCCATGATCTGGTGGTAGACAAAGTCCCGGTTTTGCGGCGTAAAATAGCGAAACTTTCCGGGCGCGTTTGGGTTGGCCAGCGGGAACGTGTAGACCGTGCTGCCTTCCAGCTTCGCCTGTATTTTGTCATGCGCCTGATAGCAGACCTCCACGTCACCCATGACGTAGGGCTGGAGATGCGTGGGCCACTTTTCCTTTGGGCAGTTCAGGTAGTGGCCGCCCTTGCCTGCCGCCGGGTTCATGGCCTCGTGGTGCAGCCCGATCAGCAGCGTCATCTCCTCCTCGTACCCGGCCAGATCAGGCACCCAGTCGTATGCGAGCGCATCCAAGCCGAGACTGCCCCGGCGCTGCTGCCACGCAAACGCCATGTGCCACGTGTCGCAATGGCAGGCGTTGGCCAGCTCGGTGACCAGCTTGTCCCGCCGCCGGTTGAAGGCCGGGTCAGTCCAGCCGGTCAGATGTTTGCGCCAGAACACGGCAAACGTATACAACATGTCGAAGGTCAGGTTGTGGCCGACCAGCGACGACTGAATAAGCACCGCCCAGACGAGCAGCTTCAGCCGCTTGATGTGGGGGCGCACCGCGCTGTTTTCACAGTCCCACGGAAAACCGAGTGAACGCGGTTGACCGTCTGCCGGGTCTGTCCAGCGGAACATCATGCTGACAATGGCCGCCGAAGCCGCCCACGGGCGCAGGCCCGTGGTTTCCGTGTCGTAGCACAGGCGCAGGCCGGGATTTGTCAACAGTTCCCGAAGCGTCTGCTCGATCGCCTCAACGTCCTCCGTAAAACGGTACCAAGGCCGCGTATACGTCAAAGCCTTGACCCCGTCCTTGGCCAGCTTGAGCGCCCGGACGATGTGGCTCTCCCACTCCTTGGTGACCTTGTCGCTCTGGGCAAGGTCGATCAACCTTGGGGCTTGAATCGGACAGACCGGTACGCGGACGTCTGACGGCGGCCCGAACAGAGGGTGCCCCAGTATGTCCGGCGGCAGCGGTGGTGGCACGGGTGCGCCCTTGGGCACGTTCGGCTGGTGCAGCACACGCGGCAGCGCGTACTTTGCATCCATCAGCCAGTCATCCGGCCAGCCGCGAAAAGTCAACGTGCGCCCCGACCACTCCCCGGCGTTGGATTTGTGTGACAGCAGGCCCAGCGCCTTTGTCCCTACCGGCATGATCACGGCGGGCGGGTGGCGTAGGAGATCGTCAATGACATGGTAGCGGCACCAGTTGCCGCGCGGCTTAAGGTCGATGACCTTTTTTGCCCAGCTGTGACAACGGGTCATTGGCACCCAACGGATGTCGGCCTCGGTCACGCCGGTCGCGGCCACGGCATCTTTGATAATGCGGCGCAGGCGCTGGCTGCTGCCGCCGTGGCCCAGTTCGCCTTCCATGTCCTCAGCCCGGTTAACCCCCTCAAAAATGACCGTCACCAGCGGGGTGGTTGATCCGGCATAAGGCATGAACGGAGTCCGGCAGCCATTGTTGTATAGATCACATTGCTTGCAGATGGGAGACTCCGGGCCGGGCTGGAGCGGCTGGTTCAGCAGCGCGTTGCCGGGATTGTAATCGGTCACCCATTCCACCCGCGCCTTCTTTTTGGCGCTGGCCGGGATCACCCGTTTTTCCTCGCCGAGATAGTAGATAAGCGTGTCGCGGTCGAGTTTGCTCATCGATTTGAATTCGCCGACCGGCACGATCTCACCGTCCGGTAAACGCATGACGCGCTTCTTCGCGGGACTTCGCGTCGCGACGTCTAGTTCTGGATTCTGTGCTTCTAGCGGTTCAGACACAGTCCAGTAGAACGGCGTTCTTGAAGAAGCACTGAAACTATGGAAAGAATACCTCAAACCGCACCGCTGCCCTGCTACGGGCTGGAACGCAGCATGGCTGATCCCCAATGCCAGACCTGCCCGCACACCGAAGGCTGTCGTCTACACATGGGCGTCCGGGACGGAAAAGTTCCCCTCGACAAGGTCAAGTTCAAGATCGCGCCCGCCTGCTTCGACATGGAGGTGCTGCGGGCGGAAGACCCGGAACTGCCACATCTTCAGCGCCTGTACTGTGACTGCTACGCCTCCGTCTTTCAGCGCAACCCGGTAGACAACGTATCACTGTACCGCAAACAGATCATTGACAACGCCAACAAGGCCAGCTGCTCAGTGCGCATGTATCTGCTGGCCAACATGGTGGCGCACGTCGTCCACGAGCGCACCGTCGTCGGCCACACCGAAAAGGCGCGGGCAGCCACCTTCACCGCCAAGCTGCTGGCCGCCGATTTTGGGGTCAAGCGGGCGCAGACCTATCAGCAGCTGTGCCATGACCGGTTCGGCACCTTTAACCTGACCAGCTTATCCGTGCTGGCGGACACCGACCAGAAAAACACGCTCGCCGACATCATGCTGAACAGTGAGGTGGTGGCGGCGTGCTGGCTGGTGCGCCACCGGATATTTCACAGCGGCGAAAGCGAGCCGCTCATGTACGAGGACAAGGAGTTACAGCTGGCCCCGGAATGGCTGGCCACCGAGGAGACCTACCTTCGCCACGTGCTCCGGCCCTACTGCGGTAGAACTTTGAAGGGCACCGAAGCTGTTGAGCGCCACCGGCACAATGCCCTGCAAACGCACAAATACTACAAGAAGCATGTCACCGCCCAGAAGCTGGCGTGGATCACCCGCCAGCAGATTTTCCCGGAAGCGGTGCGCCGGGTCTGCGCCAATTTCAACCACAAGCCCGGAGATTTTCTGCATGAACGCACGTTCGTTGTAGACCCGAACGTGCAACCGGTGCGCAGCCCGCTGGATTTCTGGCGGACACTTGGCTTAGCTATCCGGCACTACCACTGCTGGCTTTACGTCAATGGTGAACAGTCGTATTTCACGCCCCGGCGCACACTGCTGAAAGCACGTTCTTAGTCGCTACCAGCAACGTGCCACACGTCTAGCCCACCGAATAAATTCATTATGCGACAAATCACGCTTAGCCCGGTTACACTGCTTACAACATGTGACCACGTTGTTCGCTGTGTAGCCTTTAGCGGAGTTAATGCGGTCGATGCCGTTGTAAACGTAGCCGGACACTCGCACCCCAGCCTGTTTAGCGCGCTGAACAGCCGAAGGCGGCTCGGCACAGTAATAGCAGACGTCATTAAACAGAGTTTTAGCTGCTTCTGTTGTAATCTCAAACGCAAGGTTCCTGAGTTTAGCGCTTTGCTTGTACGTGCGATACACAGCGTCAAAGGCTACCTGCGCAGGCGGGCGGCTTTTAGCCGGATTCATCGAGCGGCAGTGCGCAGAAGCCTTTTCAGCGTTGAAACAACCGCAGCTATTAACCAACCCACGCTGCATTTGATTAGGGTAGCGCACTGTTTTCGGCTTACCGCACGAACAGCGGCACAATGCAGCCCAGCATCCGGTGGACAACCTATCGTGACCGACCACCGTAAGGCGACCGTATACAGCGCCGACCGGATACTTATTTTTAACTCTGGTACCGAAGCGTCTAACAGCTTCATCACGACGTTGTTTCATCGCGTTGGCGCGGTCTTTTGGTTTCATCGTTGCAGTTTATCGTGTGTTGAAAGTCATGTCAACTGAAACCTACAATTTCTCTCAAGATTTTCAGGATGCGCTGCTGGCCTGCCTGATCCGGTACCCGGACGAGTTCTACGCCTTCGGCGAGATCATCAAGTCCACCTACTTCACCGGCCCGGCAGCCACGGAGGTCGTCCACCACCTGAAGGCCTATCGGGAAAAGTTCAACGAGTGCCCAAACTTTACCACGCTCGGCAACTTCGCCTTCCACGCGACCCAGCGAATCAACGCCGACCACGCCAAAGAGACGCTGGAATACATCGAGAAGCTGGCCAACACTGACACCAGCAACAAGAAGGGCCTGCTGGCGATGGCCGTCCAGTTCGCAAGGGAACGGGCGCTCTACGACGCCATCCGGCAGATACACGCGGCGCAGGTGGAGGGCAAGGGCGACGAGATCAATGCGGAGCAGCTCATCAAGGACGCGCAGGCCGTGGGCCTGAACCTGAAGGAGGACGGGGTGTCGCTCTACGACGACTACGGTAAAATTATTCGCACTGTCAACGACCGCGACTACGGCGTCCGCACCGGCTACCCGGAGTTTGACAAGCTTTGGAAAAACGGCTGGGCACCGGGCTGGCTGATCGTGCTGCTTGCGCCCCCTAAGCGCTTCAAATGCCAGCATCCTGACACAGAGATACTTATGTTTGATGGAACGACCAAGCGTATCTCCAGTATCAAGGTCGGTGACAAGGTCATGGGAGACGATTCGACTGCACGCAACGTGCTCAGCTGCGGCACTGGATACGGGCCGATGTTCAAGGTATCGCAGGCTAACGGAGACGCCTACACTGTGAACTCTGACCACGTGCTGTGTCTCAAAAGGCTGCCCGGCACGGAACCGTTAGGTGGGCGCTGGCAAGATCGATACCATGAAGGCTCGCTGTTGGAGATAACAGCCGAAGATTACGCTAAGAAGCCGAAATGGTTCAAACGGACATGGAAAGGGTATAAAGTAGGCGTAGAATTTAAGTCCGCAAGCGTACCTCTTGATCCTTACTTTGTTGGCCTGTGGCTTGGCGACGGTAACACTAACTCACCGACCATCTCTGTCGGTGACGGTGATCCTGAGATAACTAATTACTTGTTTGAAATAGCCGCCGGTGAAAATACGAGAGTAAACATCTATCGCGGTAAAACGCGGTGCGTTCAGTTTAATTTTCCTAGAAAATCAGCAAGGCAGCCTAATCCTATTACAGTCAAACTTAGAGCTATTGGCGTACTTGGTTCTAAGCATATACCTGACGTATACAGGATAAACAGCAGAACGGTTAGGCTGCAACTGCTCGCGGGTCTTATTGACAGTGACGGAAGCCACGCTAAAAACCGTGGCTTTATATTCGTAAATACCAACGAACAGCTTTGCAAAGACACCTGCTGGCTGGCGCGCAGCCTTGGTTTCAAATCGTTCGTGCGCAAAGTAAAAACAGCGTGCGAGGTGAGAGGCAAAACAATTTACTCAACCGCTTACCGAACCTACGTTCAAGGGCAGATCAGTGAAATCCCGGTAAAAGTAGCGCGCAAGCGCGGCAAAAACTCCGCTAAAGCCTCTGATCGCACAACCATTAAAGTTAAACCGGTTGGAGATGGACAATGGTTCGGTATAGAGATCGATGGTAACCGTCGCTATCTGCACAGTGATTTCACCGTCACGCACAACACCGGCTTTGCGATCAACCTCGCGCTCGGCATCGCCCAGACGCAGGACGCGGACGTGCTCTACTACGCGTGCGAATTGACACAGGAGCTGGCCGCCTACCGCGCGCTCACCAACGTCACCGGCTGGACGCAGGATCAGTTCGGCGACAACATTGAGAAGGGCATCTTGGTGGCGGGAAAGAAACTGAAGGAAAAAATGTGGGGCAACATCTGGTTCAAGGGCTACCCGTCCAAGAGCACGTCCATCAGCGAGATCAAGGCCCACGCCCGGCACGTCATTGCCACCTACGGTCTGAAGCCCAAAGCCATTGTGATCGATTACGCGGAAACGGTGAGGCCGGACAGCGTAGACAAGAAATCACCGGACTGGCGGCAGCAGGCGGACATCTACACGCAGGCCCGTGCGATGGGCGCGGAGCTGGGCTGCTGCGTTATCCTTCCCGATCGCTGCAACCGTGAGACCGTGGGCAAAACCGTGCCAAACATGTCTTCATTTCAGGGCGCGTTCGAGAAGGCGGGCATCGTCGACGCCGCCATCGGCATTTGCGCTTCCGATGACGAGTACAAGCACGACCGCGTCCGCTACTTCATCTTTCTTAACCGCCACGGCGATGCGCTCAAGCATTACGACGGTACGGTCGACCCGACCACCATGACGATGACAGTCGGCGGTGAGATTGAATACAACGCTGACGACGAAGAATCGGACTCGGACGCGAAGCCACGGAAGAAAAATCGCAAGCCGACCGCCGGGGCCAGACTAACCCAAGCCGACGGCCCTACCTAATTCCGCCTGCCCGCGACGGCGCTCCTTGCGGTTCATCAGCACCCGCTGAGCCTTGCGAAAGTTGACCTGCGCCTTCGCAGGTGTCCTGCATTTTAATTTGGCTTTTGACATATAGCCTCCGGTACAAATAAACGGCCCACCGGCATCAAGGAAGGAGCCTTGTCCTCGCTCAGGTCAACCGGGCACCAGTTAAGGTCAAGATTGGTCAGATTACACAGCAGCTCAACACCTTGGTCGAAAGCCAGCTTCGTATCGCTCAAGCTGATAAACTCATTGGTCGCGTGCCAGTTGTAATAGCCACAGGACAGGTTCAAGCAGGGGATCGGGAACCGCAGCCGGATGGCCATGACATCGGTATATGGGTGATCCTGCCAGAGGGTCGTACCGTGGGCCTCCAGCACCGGCAGGGCCGCGTTAATGAAGTCCCCGTCGTTCTCAAACAGGCGCACGCCGCTGACCGTGTGCGACAGCATGTTCCGGCTGGGACAGTCGTACTCGATCACACAGCTGACGCCCTCAAAGAAGGCCGGGTCAGCGGCACGGGCACCGAGGCAGCCAATCTCCTCGCAGGCGAAAAACACCGCCCGCAGGTTATCAAAGCGCTCCAACAGGTTGAGGCAAACATAGACACCGGCCTTATCATCCGCGCCAAAACCGCAGGGCCTGCCGGTGGCGGGATTAACCCCGGACAGCCGGTCGCCAGCCTCCACAATGGTCACCGGACGAATCGGCTGCACCGAATCAATGTGGGCGGCCACGCAGGCCGTGCGCGGGGCGTCGCCCTTGACCACGTAAATGTTCAGGAACTCATCGACCGTGACCTTGGCGGTGGGCACGTGCGCCCGGAGATAGTCCAGCAGCCAGAACACCATCTGCTCCTCGTGCCGACTCAGTGTAGGCACCGCCAGCATTTCAATAAATTTGTTTTTATCCATGCTCCAGCTTCCCCGTTTAGCGCCGTGCTGTCAACATTTATTTTCATTAAACATGCAGTTCTTACTGGACATATGCTACCAACCGAAGTTGCTGCCATCCTGAACGCCAAGCCTGACCAGACCGTCTTTGAGCTAGGGGCCTGCAACGGCTACCACACCGCGCTGCTCGCCAGCCACTGTTCCGGCAATTACCGCCTGTTCACGTTCGAGCCTGACCACCGCAACCACCCGCAGGTGGCGACGGTGGCGGCGCAAAACAGCCGGATCACTTTTATCAGAGCTGCTGTCGGCAACGTCACGGGTGGGGTGCCGTTTTATCTGGCCCACCCTGATCCGGGCAACGCTATTGGCTCCTCCTCCATCAGCCCATTCAAGGATCAGACCAAGGCCTTCCCTTGGTGTACGGTGGACGGGCAGATCACCGTCGAGTCGTGGCGGCTGGATGATTTCTGCCGTAGTCTGGCGCTGCGCGTCGAGCACATCGATTTCATCTGGATGGACGTGCAAGGCGCGGAGCGGCTGGTGTTTGAGGGCGCACAGGAAATCCTGAAGCACACCCACTACATCTTCACTGAATTCGAGGGCACCCGGAAGGATAACGAAGGCACGTGCTACGAGCACTCCAGCAGCCTTGAGCGGCTCATGGAGATGCTCCCGGACTGGCAGGTTGTTAAAATCTACGAGTGGGATGCGCTGCTGGTGAACACCAAGTTCACGGAGCCGGTGCCCGCGACTTCTGGCTAGAATAGCGGTAGACGTGCAAGGCCTTGTCGAGGTGGTGCGAAGTCTTGGCTGCCGCATTGCACTGCGCCGCCCAAGCCCAGTCCTCGCTGTAGGAGCTGTCCGGGAAATGAAACGGCTTCACCAGCGCCGCCCGCCACGCACAGACGTGCCATGCCGCCCGACGATATTCCTTCGGGTTGTGCTCCTCGTTGGGATTACCCAGCTGCTGAATGACCGTGGCCGGGGCGTCGCAATCGATGTAGGAGTGCTGCTTGAGCGTGATCACGTCCACGCCCCGGTGGGCTAAAATTGCCCCCCTTATGGCTGACAGATACTCCGGCAACACCCAGTCGTCGTCGTCACAAAAAGCCACATACTCGCCCCGGCTGGCCTGAAGCACGGCCTCCCGCTTCAGGCCGATGCTGCGCTGCCGGTTGTCCACTACGCTGAGGACTTCGATGTCCGTGAACCCGCCCTCAGCACACTGACGCTCCAGCTCGGCGCTCAGGGCGCGCAAGTCTTCAAGACGCTCGAAGATGGCCGGGATTAAAACCGAAAACAAGGGGACGTTTGAAGGTTCAAGCATACCCGTAAGAACAGCCTAATCAACGACCGGTTCGTCGATGTGGCTCTTCCACAGTTCCGGCTTAAGAATGGAAATCGTGATGCGCTGGGTAGCGGCTTCTTCTTCGTACGGCGCAAGCCCTCGGCCCCTAGACGCCTCGTCTTTGAGCGCCCGGTAAACATTCTCACTAACTTGGCCGACGTCGTGAATCGACTCATCGAAAGTCAGCTTCACCTCCAGCACAACTTCGCGGCGATCCGGCAGGTCATCCACGTAAGACTGCACGTCGACAACATCATCATCTGTTTCCAGCAGCTGTTTTACAATGGTGGACGGGTTCATGACACGGAATTGTTGATGATGATGTTGCCGACCCGGAGCAGCTCCAGATCAGACGCCGTAACTACATTCAAGGTATTGGACGGTGTGTCCAACGCCACCCGGTTGACGGTCGTAACCCCCGGAATGGCGGACACAATGTCCGTTACGCTGACCACTGAGGCCGAAATGCCCGCCGCCCGGTTGGCGTAGATCGCGCCGCCGATGTACAGGCCTTGGCTCCATGCCTGCAAGGCGGCCCGGATCGACTGCTGCACGGTCTGACTGGTGTCGCCGGTGTAACCAATATACAGGTTCACCACCCGCTCCGAGCTGTAGCCCTGCACGGTCACCAGCTCCATGGAGAGATCACCCGGCGCGCCCTGTATCCAGAGCGTGCCCTGTCCGGTGAGCAGGTTGATGGTGCTGATGTAATTGTCATCGCTGCTCAGGTTGGAACCAATGAGCCGGGTCTGCTGGACGAGCACCCGGTTGTCGGCCCCCGTATACACGTAAGGCAGGATGCTGATCTGGCCGGTGCCGAGGAATAAGGCGAACGACCACGACTGGAGCGGAAAAATCGGCAGCTGGACATTGTAGGCGCTGACCTGAACGCCGGTGCTGTCCACGGCGGGAACGCCGACGGAGGCCTTGGCCAGCGGATAGACGAACGTATCCTGCGGCACCGTGAACAGCTCGGTGCTGTTGGACGGGTAAAGGTCGGTGATGGGTGTGGCCATGGTCAGGCTGGCCACGCCGTAGACGCTGTCCATGGTGGTGACCAGATCGCTGTAGACAACCGGGTCGCCGGGGCGCAGGGCCGTGATGTAGCTGTTGATGGTGCCGACGACCAGCGCCGCCGTGTCGCTGATACTGGCCCCCTGCACGGTTTTGAAGCGCATGCTGACGGGAACCGGGCGGCTGGTGCCGCTGAGAATCTGCACAAAGTCGGTGCCCACGGACTTGGTCAGCAGGTAGGCCTGCACCTCGGAGGCGAGGGCCGCGTTCAGTGGCACCAGACCGCCGCCCGGCCCGGTCGTCCAAGCGTAGACGCTCACGATGTTGCCTTCCAGCAGTGCGTTTTCCGTGCGCACCACAGCTCGCGCGTAGGCCACCGAGCCAAACTGCGGGTCATTGTACTGCTGAGCCATCGTCTGGTAATCGGTCAAGGTGACCGCCCGGTCGTTCGTCCGGGTGTAGTAAGGGATGTTCACCCGCGCCCGCTCCAGCGTTTCCGCATCCTGTCCGCCAATACCGGTGCTGGTGGTGTTGGTGATCTGCACCGGCACCGGGCTGGCAATCGACTGCAACAGGCCGGTGACGTTCGTGTTGATCGAGTTCAGTGCGATGTTGCCTGCAAGGCCGCCGCCAATCCGATAGGTGATGACCACCGAGGCGTCCGCTGGCACCAGCTGCCCGAAAGTGCCGTCGCCAAACACCACCGCCGTGCCGCCGGAGATGAAGGCCTTGACTTGGAACACGGCGGCCAGCGGGCTGTTGATGCCGACGCTGGACGCCTGCGTCCACAGCGCACCGTTGACGGTCACCACCACGGAATTGTCAATCACCGGCGTCTGGCTGAGCATCACGGCGTAATTTGAGGTCAGGCTGGGCGCGACAAACTGGTCGGTTACCGTCTGGCCCTGCACCAGCTGAATGCGATTGTCAAATATCTGCGCCTCAATGACCCCGGTTGCGCCTGTCCACGGGCTGGCAAGGACAATCTCGGAATTGGCGTTCACACCGCCCGGCGCGGTCGCAAGGCTGTCGATGCTGTAGGGTGTGGTGGTGTCGCCCAGCAGGTAAAGTGTTTGTCCCGACTCCACGTACTGGGAGAGGTCGATGGTTGTGTCTACCGCGTCCACCGCCGTCGAACCCTGCGTTACCAGCAGGAACGTGTTGATGATGTTCTGGCCGCTCTGGGCCGGGCTGAAGGTGGCGATCAGCTGGCTGGGCGTCAACGACCCGGCGTAGATCACGTAATCCTTGGAAACCTCGAACACCTGATTGCTGCTGTCGCTGGTGCGGATAAGCGTGCCTTTGACAATGGTCACATCCGACGTCTGCGGGGTGGTCAGCGTCGCCTCACAGCTGACCACCGCTGGCAGTGGACTGGCAAGCTGGTACCCGGTTAGACCGCCGATGCGCACGGCGGATTCGCGGAGGGTCATGGTGGGCACATACTGTTCGCCCGCCACCCGGTTGACCAAGAAGGCCAGCGTGGCCAAGCCCCACGCCACAATGTCGATTAAAACGATGCCGAGGCTGTTGGCCAGAAAGTCATTCCAGCGCCCCGGCCAGCGCGCGTTGACGCGTTGCAGCAGGGCGTCTTTCTGGCTCTGGTAGTCGTACTTTAGATACTGGAGGGTCTGGCTCGCCATGCCTTAACTACGGCGCTCAACCCCTAGCAGCGAGATAAGCTCCAGCGCCATTGTGTCCTGTGCATCCGAGTCATCCGCCGCTGACTTTATGATCAGGGCGCGCAGCCCGGTCAGCCGCTTCATGACCTGCGCCGCGAGACGCAGTTCAGCGCGCTCAGCATCGCTCAACCGGTGTGCGACCGGCGGCAGCTCAGCCAGACCGATTAAGCTGTTTTCAAGCCGTATAAAATTTATTACCATATCACCACCAAGAACCAGAAATAGCGTTCTTCAGGTCTGTATGCAAGCTACCGCGCTGGAACCGATCATGGATTATTTTCCAATGGAACGACCACGCCCGGCGCAGATCGAGGCCTTGGAGTTCATCCAGCGGGCCGTCGAGGACGGCTTCAACGATATCACCATCAGCGCCCCGACAGGCGTCGGCAAATCAGCCGTAGGTGCGACCACCGCCCTTTGGGCTGACTCCTACGATATTCCCGGCTACCTGACCGGCGGCTATTACCTCGTCACCCAGAAAATGCTGCAAGACCAGCTGGAGCATGATTTCCCGCGCTACCTGCCGCGCTTCCGGGGCCGGGCGGCCTCGCTGAAAAGTTCCAGCGAATACTTCTGCGCCAAAAACGGCACCTGCATGGTGGGCGGGCTGGCCGGGCAGAAAGACAAGGCCCAGCGCTGCCCGCAGCGGCAGGTGAAAACCTGCCCCTACGTCTCGGCTTACAGCAGTTTCAGCATGGCCCACATGGCGATCACGAACTATCCTTACCTGTTCACTGAGCACCTGTACGTTGGCAAGCACGGCCCGCGCAACATCCTCGTGGCGGATGAATGCTTTCCGGGAGATACGCTAGTTGAAACCGAGACGGGGCCGGTTCGTATTGACTGTATACAGACCGGTACACGTGTCCTGTGCTACGGCCCTCACGGCTTCGAGCACAAAAATGTTGTAAAAACACACAGCACGGGGCACAAAAAGCTGGTGCGCGTGACAACGGAAAAGGGCGACATACGCTGTACACATGAACACCGTTTGCTTACAACCACGGGCTGGCAAGCCGCCGGTGCCCTTATTCCGGGCGACATTCTGCTTGGTTGCGCATTCGGCAAACACACGGCATTTCTTAACGACGACCAGCTCCAACTCGTCATTGGGTCGTTCCTTGGCGACGGTTCACTCACCGCCGTGCCGGGCGGTTTGCGCTTATGCTGGACACACGGAATCAAGCAAAAAAATTACTGCGCGTGGAAAGCGTGCCTGCTGGACGGTAAAGTCACAGGGATAGAAGAAAACGGTTACGCGGGAACGCCTGCGGTACGTGCTGCCAGCCGTGCCTTTCGTTTAGACGCGCCTGTTTTCGCTCCCCCTAAACGACACGTACCGGATTGGATGTTAAACGCACTTGACGTTAAAGCCTTGGCCATTTGGTTCATGGACGACGGCAGTGCGCAGCACACCTCTAACGGTCTAGCTCATGTCATTTTGCACACCGAATCATTCTCTAAATCAGCTTGTCACAAGCTGGTGGGCGCACTGCGCAAACGCTTTAGCCTTAGAGCAACCGTACAAAAGGCAAAACATCGTTACTGGATCATCGTTTTTAACAAGAAGAATGCCACACGTTTAGCAGATATCGTCGCGCCTTTTATACATCCAGAACTAGCGTATAAGCTTAAGCTAACACCACCTTCGATGCCTGCGGTGTGGGACTCTGAATTCAGACCTCAGCAGGTAAAAGTTAAAAATGTTTCACCGGTGCGTGCAGAGCAACCCTGTTTCGACTTAGAGGTTGCTGATAACCACACGTACGTTGTGCGAACACGATTCAACAAGGCCCTTAGCGCGTGGTCTAAAACAGGTGTGATTGTTCATAATTGTCACACACTTGAGAAGCAGATCACCGGTTTTGTCGAAGTGCTGATCAACAAGAAAACGCTGGATAACTGGGCACCCGCCTGCCGTCCAGTGCCAAAGATGCGCTACATCGATGAGTTCGCCAGCTGGCTGACCGCCAAGTATATTGGCATGGGCAAGGAACGCTTGGACATGCTACAGGAGAACATGCTGCTCAACCCAACCAACCGGAAAATGCAGAGCGAATACAGCGGCCTCAAGAGCCACCTCGGTCGCATCGAGCACGCGGTCAGCAACATGCAGACCGACCCGGACGGCTGGGTCTTCTGGCAGGAGCTGGAGGAGGGTGAGCTGGCCTGCATCGCCAAACCGCTCAGCGCCGCCCCGTTCGTGCCGGAGCTGATCAACCAGCTGGGTGCCACGCGTGTATACATGAGCGCCTATCCGGGGCCAAAGGACGTTTTCTGCCGCAGCCTCGGCATCAACCCCAAGCGGATGGCGTGGCTGGAGCTGGACAGCGCCTTCCCGGCGGAAAACCGGATGGTACACATGACCACAGTGGGTTCCATGGGCCGGGCCTGCGTGGACGCCACCACTCCCCGCCTGCTGCGGATGTGCGAGACCATCTTGGAGTCACACGCCAACGACAAGGGGATCATCCACACCCACAGCTACGCGCTCGGCCAGAAAATTCACGCCTACCTGTCTCGGCTCGACAGCTGCCGTGGCCGGGTGCTGTTTGCCACCAAGGCGGCGGAGCGCACGCTGATTTTCAACCGGCACCGGGAGAGCAAGCAGGCCACGGTGCTCATCAGTCCCAGCATGACCGAGGGCTACAGCTTCGACGATGACCTAGCCCGGTTTCAAATTATCGCCAAGGTGCCCTTTGGCTATCTCGGTGACCGGCAGGTGGCGGCCAAAATGAAGCTGGACGGAGAATGGTACATGCTCCAAACGGTCATGACAATCATCCAAGCGTGTGGCCGCATCGTGCGCAGTGAGACCGACCACGGGGACACCTACATCCTCGACAGCGATTTCATCCGTGTTTACGAGGAAAACCAGAAGTTTTTCCCGGCGTGGTTCAAGGCCGCGTTCAAATTTTACGAACCCGCGTAGTTATCTCAGTATGCGAAACAACTTGATGCAATTCCTGTTCGGCGCGAACGCCGTAAGCGAATCCAGCAGAACCCTCGGTGCCGACGTGGTCAAACTTTTTGAGGAGGCTGCCGAGGAGGAGACTGACCAGCTGGCTGCCAACAAGAAGCCGCTGGCCACCGCCCTGAAGGCCGTCGGCATCAGCGCCAAGGTCAATGACTGCTGCGAGATCGTGCTCGACGATGGCGGCGAGTACAAGGAATACATGGCCAAGCTGACCGACCCGGACAACATGCACAAGCTGGCCGAACTCGGCTGGGTGGTGGCTGCCGGTGGCGACGCGGGCATGAGCAACGAGGCCCCGGACTACAAGATCGGTTTTGTCGAGCTGACAACCGTGGAAACCGGCGACAGCGACAAGGCCCCTGAACTTGAAAAGGTGCTCAAGGACGCCCAGAAATTTTCCGCCACGGCGGTTGACCGCGACGATGACAGTGAAAGCCCGATCGAGAACGACGTCAAGGGCAGCGACGACAAGCAGAAGGGCGTCGGCAAACCGGCGGACGGCAAAAAGCCGGAAGGCAAGCCGAAAGGGTCGACGGCAGAGAGCCGGTCAACCTACTCCATCTGCAAAGAGTGCGGCGAGAAGTATCCGTCCGGCACGCGTGTTAACGCCCGCGACGGCAAAATGGTGCCCTGTGAATGCGGCTCAACTGAATACCGTCACGGCGTGCGCGAAAACGCTGACTTGCAGGCGCACCGGAACCGGCACAAAGGTTCAACCGCCAAGCAGGTGGCCGACAGCCTGCTTGACGAGATGACCGCCTGCGCCGCCATCCCGCCGGTAGACGGGCCGCCGATTGGCATGGTAGGCCGCCCGGCGGATCGTTTTCGGCCCAAGAAGAAAAAGCTCGATGCACCGCGCAAGCCAAATCGTTGACGCCCTGCTGGAGGCTGACCCCGCCGGGGTTGACCAACGGGACACGGATGTCGGCTATTACGTTGATCAACTGAAGCAGGACGTGACGGACGGCAAGGTGACCGCGTCGTCTACCGCCAGCCACTTTTATCACCGCACCTTGAAATACAAGGATGGCAAAAGGCCGATCGAAGTGCGGCGCAACGGCAAGACCCAAACGTGGAAGCGCCAGCCGGGCAAGTTTCGGATTCCGTGCAAGTATGGGATGTACGAATACGTCGACATCACCGACCAGAATGCAAGCGAGTGGTCAAGCGTACCGCCAAGAATATGAATACCTACTACAACGACTACGAGAGCATGGGGATGCTGAACTTCGCCCTCCACCGGCCCGTGCTGACGGAATCATTCTCTGGCACGGCCATCGTGAAGTGGCAGGGCAAGATCGAGAGCCAGCTGGTAAACCTGCTGGGCGACTCCGAGAAAGGCCGCAACTATCCCTACGCGGACAAGCTCCGGGAATTCCTGAAAA